GAGTCATAGTTCTTGACTAGTTTCCAGTAAGTTAACATAGCATTAAACATTCCTAAGTGTTTGCTTTGTGATTCTCTGTCCCAAACAAACGGAAGGACCAAGCCTGTATCTTTTCTATCTACAAAGATAGACACTCGTTCTACATCGTCAAAGCCACAGCCTTGAGCATAAGCTGACAACTGCATACCATGCTCATCAAACACTAACTTAGCTGGGTCTTTCCCCTTTAAGTTATCTTTTGTTTTAAAGTCTATAAAGATTCCTGATTTAGAATACAAGTCTATCTTACCACCATACCCTGAGTCAGCACAAAAAGAATCTTCAGCTATCCACTCTTCGTTTGGGAAAGTCTCATCCAAGTATTTCTTGATTGCTTTGTAAGGTTTGGTTTTAGTTTTACCTAAGAACCCTTTCTCAATCATACCATGTATCTTAGTGCCTTGTTCAGCAGCTTGGATACCTATCTGTTTAGAATCTGTTTGGCATCTATAATAAAAAGACTCAATTGTTTCGTCCTCTCCCTGTTCTAAAGTTGAGAAAGAATTAAGTAATTGTTTTTGTTTCCAAGTCTCTAAAGATGGCTTGGCTATAAGACCCATGATAGTTGTGACAGACGGAACTAATCCTAAAGACTTAGCATCTCGAAGAGTAGTGTTTCTTTCTTTACCATTAGCACCAATGATGGTGTACATAGGGTCACCCTCTTGGGTATACCAGTGTCCTGATTCAGACTTAAACTTATTATAGTTGTCCGTCACTAAGTTGTCAAGCTGTTTCTCTTTCATTTTGTTCCTCTGTTATACTTTCAATTAAATTGATAGCATCGTTTATATTTATTTTAAACCATTCACCGTTTTGTTGTAAAGCTTTTTTACCACAAAGTTTATGTGCTTGTGATTCAGCAATTCTTCTATAATTAAATTGTTTTTTATATTCCAATTTATAATCTCTCATAGGAGAAGATGTTTGATATTGATTACATCTATCGTTAGCATCCACAGCCATACCAACTTTAACCCAACCCTTCCATGCAGGATTTGTTATAAGATAAACATAACCTTCAGTTGACTTTTCATAATTGGATAAAGATGAAAAAGCTGCTCCTTCAAAAGTTTTATAGTTTCCCGGTTTGTAAAGTGGGTGTGTTTTTGATACGTACTTACCATTAACAAACATTCTAAGTGGATTATTAGTAGGGCTGTATTTCAAATGATCTTCAGGAGTCCTTTTGCTATTGTAATTTTTTCTACAAGATTTACAAACAACATCTAGCCTATCTGTTTGTGTTTTGTTTTTATACCAATCTTCAACAGGTTTGTTTGTGTTACATGATGTACAAAATTTATTAGTGTGTTTCACTCCAGTCTCCTCCTATTTTATATTCACCGTCAAGAGGACATCTCATTTTAAAATGTTCTCCGGCTTCTCGAAGACTGTCTACTGCCCAGTCTCCTATGTTATTTGCATCTGTATCAGGTACTTCTATCTGCCACTCATCATGAATGTTAGCAACAAATTTAAATGATACTCCTCTCAATTTTAATTTACCTTCTAATATTTCTAATCCTTTCTTCATTACAATAGCACCACCACCCTGTAGTAAACTATTTAATGCGGCATGTTCATGTCGTATATAAATCTTACGACCATCTATTCCTTTGAGGAACCCTCGTTTAGCTGCTCGTTGTACATTGTCCTTAAGAGTTTTAAATGTGGGGAGATTATCGAGAAAGCGTTGCTTAAGTTCTTTGCCCTGCTTTCTTGTTCCTCCAACCACACTCCCAATCTTTTCATCTCCTGCTCCGTATACGAGGGCATATATGAAAGTCTTTGCTGTATCTCTTGATTCAAGTCCTGCAAGTTTTTGGTTAGTTGTGTGTATGTCTCCGTTGACCACTTCATGTATATACTCCTCATCGTTCATGTAATGTGCTAACATTCTAAGTTCTAACCCTGAAGCATCAACTCCGAGCAGAACATTCCCTTCGTCTACAGTCCAACAAGCTCTACATTCTTTACCGAAAGGACTGTATACTGCCGGTATCTGAGCCATGTTTGGATGGTTGTGAGACATACGACCAGTAATAGTTCCGTTAGGAATGACTGAACCATGTACTCTACCATCATCTTCTAGTGCATCTAACCATGATTGTATCTGAGCAATACGCTTTTGATACAGCAGGAAGTCTGCAATTAGTTTAGCTTCATGTATGTGAGTAATCTTTTTAAGAGTACCCTCGTCTACAATCGGCTGACCTGTGGGTGTGAATCGTTTAGGTTTCCAACCTACCTCAATAAGATACTCACCAATTTGTTTACGACTACCCAAGTTAAACTCTTTTAATTCTTGTCGCATGAATGGTTTATGATTACCTGTTTGTATACATCTAGCATACTCATCAGCACTTAAGCCTGACTTAGATAACTCACCGTCTTTCTTAAACTTAGGCACAACTAATTTGACATCAACCATTCGAGGTTTGAATGTACTCTGTACTTCTTCAACTACTTCGTTCATCTTAGTTTTAAGATCAGCAAGTAATGTAGTAGCCTGTCGTTCATNAAACTTGAANCCGTTGTTTTCTTGATCGGACATTATCCGAGCAACCCTATGCTCAAGATCAATAGACTNTTGACTGAACCCTGCTTGTTCTCTAAGCAATGTCAAGTAAACCAACTCATTAAGTTTCACATCGTTCACACAATACTCTAGCATCTGTGGTGTGTACTCATCAAAGTCTATGGGTTGTTCTTGTTTAGCAAAGCCAACACGATACCCCCANACCTTTAAGCTGTGTCCGTTCTCTCGGATAGGNTTAAATAATCTAGACATAACAAGAGTATCTTCAATGTCTTTGTNATATAAATCTACACCGGTTAGTTTCTTAATAACATCTAAATCAAATCGTAAGATGTTGTGTCCGATTAANGTANCGGCACTACTAAGAAANNCTATNCCTTCTGNAANTCTGTCAGGTGTAAACTCATNNACCTNACCACCAACTTCTTTGGCTACAATACAATGTAGCTTNGTTGGTTTGAGACCATCACANTCTATGTCAAATATAATTTTAGAATTCTGTGTTGTCAAATGTTTCCTCCTCTGATAACTCAAAGAGTCTACCAGTTTCGTTGTTGTAACGTAAGCTACAGGCTAGTCCAGTATCACCAGTGTACCTTGATTTAAGGACACGAACTTTCGTAGTGTTAGCTTCGTCTTGATTCTCTGCTTGTTGATTACGTTCTAGTGCAATCACACAATCAGATAGTTGTGCAATACCTGCTGAACCTTTGAGGTGTGATAGGGATACTTCGATACCCTGCTCATGTCCTTTATCACCGGATGCTCTACGCAAATGGGATACTAAGATCATACCAACACCTGTCTCTTCAACAAGACTACGCAATCTGTTCATGAGTGAATCAATACCTCGTCTCTCATCACCCTCACCCATTACATTGACCAGCATGTGTAGATGATCTACGACCACCCACTTACATTCACAGCCTACAATAATGTATCGTAGCTTAGAAAATATCTCATCAATATCTGTGACCCCAAGATGGGCATGGATAAACACACGACCTTTCGGTATGACTTTATCAAACAGGTTTGTTAGTTGTTCTTCGGTGTATTGTTCTCGTCTCTCGTTTAGATACACTCGGTCATTAGCTTCAATGGATATGATACCATCGGCAGTTCGTAACCAGTTCTCTTCAAGGGCTACAATACCTACGTTGTCTTCTGTGTTTTTGATTAGCCAGTGTTCTAGCTCACGAGTAACACTAGACTTACCTAGTCCTGTGCCACCTGTAAGAGTTACAAGCTCACCTTTACGCATACCATACAGCTTCTTGTTGAGACCTTCCCAAGGATAAGCAATGCTTTCCTTAGTCTCTCGATGTAACCACTCAGACTTCTGAGCTGATAAGTCCATGATACCTGATGGTGTATAAGTTCTAGCTTCCCACCATGCAGACATAAATGCTTGGAACTTCTTCTGTCGAAGCATGTCGTTAGCATCTTTGCAACCTGTAGGTAGTGTAACTATCTTAGCCTTACCGGGTTTTAGTATACGAGCAACTTTCTTAGCCGCATCTATACCTGCCTTGTCATTGTCAAAACATATTACTACGTTCTCAAATGACTCAACAAACTCAATGCTTTCTCGGATATCTTTGACAGCACCGGATGCACCACGCTTTAACGAGACACATGCCCACTTAGACTGCATCAATTCATAAGCAGCCATAGCATCACACTCTCCTTCTACAATCGTTAAGTACTTACCACCGGTATTACGGAACAACTGTTCCCCAAATAAACCAGTGCCTTCATACGTACCTGCAAATGCAAAGTTCTTGTTGTCCACAAAGCGTGTCTTAGTACCAACCACTTCGTTACCATTGAAGAATGGATAGATGTGTTGGGATACTTTGTTGTCTGTACTTACTACTCGTCTCACTCCATACTTCTTAGCTGTGTCTTCAGAAATACATCTGTCTGTAAGAGCACCATAGCTACCGTTGTATGTGTTGAGAAAAGTATTACTCAATTTAGGTTTAGGATTTGTGTCCATAATTTTACCACTACAAGCATCAACATAATTAGGAAAGTGTGTCTCACAGCTAAAGCAATGAGCTGACTTGTCCTCGTTCATAGACACTGGGTCAGAGCCACCACATGAAGGGCAGGGTAACTTATGTCTTACGAATTTACTTTGTTCTTGCATTCTATCTCCTTTAGAAAAGTGGCTAGGCTTTTACACCTAGCCGGTTTATTATTTTGAGGGTTCGTCTTCTACTTCCTCTTCAACAGCTTTGACTATAGATTCATCTCTACCCTTGAGTAACTCTTCTAAGTTAGCTCTGTGGGTACGACTAGCAAAGTCTAAGGCTTCAATGATTACTTGTAAGTTACCAACCTTCTGTACAATAACAGTAGCTTCTTGCTTTACAGCATCATCACTAATGTTATTGACATCATAGTTAGTAGTAACATCTTCATTGTTAATAGTAATAATCATTTAGAATTCCTCTCCATCGGATAAGAACTCATCACCATCACCGTTCTTGTAAGGCACAAGATCAGTAATCATCACTGCTTGTAGGTCAAGCCCTGTATAAGGACCGAACTTACCTTCGCCACTGTATTCGTTGTACTGGACTTTAATCTTCGATCCATTACCAACAGCAGTTGTGA